TCGTAATCGTAGAACAGTAGACCACCGCAGAAATGTAAAAAACGACGAAACGCCGTTATTTAAGAGCCTAACAAAACTTTTTTCTGGTCCACTTGTTAACTTCCGTCAGCAGGCGCAACAACGCTTCCGCCGTCGTGATCTAAATAAGTTTAAGTTTACAAGCGCAAGCGGTAAACAATTCCAGAAAACAAGTTATAATCCATTTGACTCAATCCAGGCTAATATTTTAGCAAATCAAACGCGTGCAGAACGCTACAGTGACTTTGACGCTATGGAATTTACTCCCGAGATTGCCTCTGCTCTTGATATTTATGCGGACGAAATGACAACACATAGCAGCATTACAAAAATGCTTGCAGTCAAGAGTCCAAATCAAGAAATCCGCGGTATACTTGAAGCATTATATTATGATGTTCTCAATGTTGAATTCAACCTTTATGGCTGGTGCCGAACAATGGTCAAGATGGGCGATATGTTCCTATATCTTGATATCGATCCTGAGATGGGTGTCAAGAGTGTACTTGGCCTACCAACACCAGAAGTTGAGCGCCTTGAAGGTCTTGATAAAACAAATCCTGCATATGTCCAATATCAATGGAATAGTGGCGGTCTAACCTTTGAAAACTGGCAGATCGCACATTTCCGTATTCTTGGACAAGATAAGTATGCACCATATGGCACAAGCGTACTGGAGCCAGCACGCCGTATTTGGCGTCAGTTAACGCTATTAGAAGACGCAATGATGGCTTATCGTATCGTTCGCGCACCAGATCGTCGTGTATTCAAGATTGATGTTGGAAATATCAATCCAGACGACGTTGAGCAGTTCATGTTACGTATCCAGAACCAAATGAAACGTAATATGATTGTTGATCCACAAACAGGCCGCGTCGATCTTCGTTATAATCCAATGAGTATCGATGAAGATTATTATATTCCTGTTCGCGGCGACAGCAAAACAACAATCGATACGCTGCAAGGCGGTAACTTCGTAGGTGATATTGAGGATGTCGAGTACCTACGCGATAAACTATTCTCAGCAATCAAGATTCCAGCATCATATCTATCTCGCGCAAAGGGCGGAGACGAAGATAAAGCCACCTTGGCACAAAAAGATATCCGTTTTGCGCGTACTATACAACGCCTACAGCGTGCAGTTGTAAGCGAACTTGAAAAGATCGGCATGATCCACCTTTTCACGCTTGGATATCGCAATGAAGATTTACTAAACTTCTCACTTGCACTAAATAATCCTTCAAAAATCAGCGAACTACAGGAACTTGAACACTGGAAAACAAAGTTTGCAGTTGCAGCAGCGGCAACAGAAGGTTTCTTCTCCAAGCAATGGATTGCAGAAAAAATCTTCAATCTAAGCGAACAAGATTATAAGAAAATCCAACGCGAAATGTACTTTGACAAGCAGTTTGAAGCCTCACTTGAAGCAAGTGCAACAACCGGTATGGCACCACAAGGCGATGCAGGCGATGCGCTTGGAGATATTAGTTCCGATATGGGCGGTTTAGGCCCAGAACTACCAGAAGGTGGCGAAGAGGGTGGCGGCGAGACACCAGAGGCCCCAAGTTCAGAAGTAACAGCACCAGTTATTCCTGGTGTAGGCGGCGCACCAGCAAAGCGTCGTGATGACCTCAAAGAGCGCAGCAAAAAGCCTTCCATGAAGGGCAGCATGGGTTCAAAGGTGGCACAGGGAATGCACGCAGATATTTTACCTGGCGCGGTTGATATTGGCCGTGATCGTAATGCCGGTGGTATCGGACTCTACGGTGTAGGACAAATAAAAGACATAGTTAGTCTAAACGAATCTACTTATAAAGATAAGAATGAAAGACAGTTGCATGAAATCAATAGTGATCTCAAAAATCTATTGATCTACTTGGAGCAAAAGAATGCAAAATAGGGACGAAAAACCAAAACTGAAACACAATAAGAAGCGTAATACTGCGTTTCTTTATGAAGCACTTGTAAAAGAACTAACAAAAGCAGTTGTTTATAGCGACAAAGAGAAGCAGAAAATCGCTTCGTCTATAATCAAGGAACATTTCCGTAAAAATGGCGTTCTTGATCGCGAACTTACACTCTATAAGCAAGTTTATGAAACAAGCGAGTTTCCAAAAGACTCAGCAGAAAAACTTATTTTACGAGTCAAAGACGAACACGAAAAACTAAACGAAACCGACATTTACAACGAGCAAAGTAGACTTATTGCAAAAGTAAATAAGTTACTTGGTTTCCAAGTCTATGATAACTTTGTACCACAGTACAAAACTCTTGCCTCGCTATCACAACTCTTCAATAAACGCGTAGAGCCACGCTCAAAGATCCTTCTTGAGCAGGAACTTGTAGAAAAAGTATCAAGCAAGGTTGAAAAAAATACGGAAAACGCACCAAAGGCAATCGATAATCTTACTTTCAATACATTCCTTGATAAGTTCAACAAAACCTACGGCGGCACTCTTATAAGCGAGCAAAAAGCGCTACTTACTCGCTATATTGCTTCAAACGAAGACGATATTGACCTAAAAGTATATCTAAACGAAGAGATTGGTCGTATCAAAGGCGAACTTGTTCTTATGTCTGATTCGATTTATGCAAAAGAAAATAGTGACTTCGCAAGCAAGGTAAAAAAACTACAAGAAAGCGTAGAAATCCTAAAAGTTAGCACAGTAGACGAAAAACTAATAAAGCGCGTAATGCTTATTCAAGAGTTTTTGCATGAGGTGAAAAACTAATGCCATTGACACTGAAAGTTGAGGAACACCCAGAGGATCTAAAACTTGTCCTCAAACCAAAGAATGTAAAAAAGGTAAAACTTGCAATCCGCAAGACGCTTGACGGCAATCTGCTTATAAAAGATCACCATACGGTTGATATTGTTATTATGCCAGACAAAGGCAAAGTTCTTGCCATGCCAAAAGGCGAATATAACCAAGATACATACGCAGATCAAGACCAATTATTTAAGTTCCTTATGGACTGCGGCGTAATCCAACCAGAAAGTGTTATTGGTGGAAATATCTTTGGTTCACTGGAAGGTAAATATAACACAGAGAAACTGGGCGACGAAGAGCCAGTTGAAGTTGTTATCCTAAATGTTTCTAACTTTATAACAAAAGATAAGGGTGAATATTCTGTTCGCCGTCAATATATCGACAGCCTTGAACAAGATCTACTCAACCCAGAAGACGAAAAAAGCACAGAACTTGGCGAAGTTCCACAAGAGAAGTTCAAAGGCTCTATTCCAATGCACGGCTTCCCAACTCGCGGTATTTACCGTTACAACTACTAAAAATGTTAGAACTATTAATCTTTATACTCGCATGCTACGGAATGACAATGATTTTGGTCTATGGGAAGGTATTCGACGCCATAAGAACAAAGATAGAGAAGTTAGATCGTCCAATGATAACCTATATGATTCGCTGTACCATGTGTACAGGTTTTTGGGTAGGTTGTTTTTGGACAATCTGCATGGACACAGAGTTCGGAGTATTGGTAGGTGGCTGTATAAGCGCTGGAACAAGTTATTTGTTAAGCAAGATAGTAAATGACGAAGGAATAGTGGTCAACTTCAGAAAAGACTAACTATTTAATAACATGAAACTAACAAAAGAAAAACTAAAAAGTATAATCCTTGAATCAGTGGGCAACGGTATTGCTGGCATCGGTAATACAGGCGCTTCTCTTGCATATATTGGGTCTACTGGTGGCGGATATCTACAGAACTCCCCAAAGGGCATGGCTCCTGATAACAACAATAAAGAGCCAATGACAACACGCCCTCCATATGAAACCGGACCTATTGACAATCCAACAGAAGAGGGTGAAATCTATGTCACCCAAGGCAAAAATGTTTATCGCCTCGTCTTTGATAACGCAGACCTAACAACAGGTCGAGTTATGCCTGTTGGTGAATATAAGTTTACAATGGATCCAAATAGCAAGACGCTTGATTGGTTTGATGATGCGCCTGCAAATGTACGATTTGATAGCGATTTAGAAAAACAGATCGTTGATTACAGCGGTCGAGAGGAATAATATGCGCGATAATATAGTATATGTTCGGCGCTATATGAACCAACCAGTGCGCAGATGCTGTTCTGGCTCATGTACCGTGCGGCATATGGCCGCATCCTAAAATAGGAAATAAGTATGAAACAAGAACTATTACGCGAATTCTTCCCACTATGCGAAGGTGGTATTTGCCAAGACTTACTCACAGAACAAGAAAAACTTGAAGTTAGAGGCGGCGCACTCATCCTTTCTGGCAAGATTCAGCAAGCAGATACAAAAAACGGCAACGGTCGTAAATATCCAGAGCGGATTCTCCGTCGCGAGATTGAACGCTATCAGCAAATGATCGCAGAAAACCGTGCGCTTGGCGAACTCGACCATCCAGAAAGTTCTGTTATCAATCTAAAAAATGTATCCCATCTTGTCACAAAGACATGGTGGGACGGACCAGTTGTTATGGCAAAAATCAAAGTATTAGATACGCCAAGCGGACAAATACTTAAAAGTTTAGTCCAAAGTGGTGTAAAGTTAGGCATTAGTAGTCGTGGTCTTGGCAGTACTCATGAACAGGGTGGCGTAACTATGGTTGACGATGATTTTCAACTTATCTGTTTTGATATGGTTAGTGAACCAAGCACTCCCGGTGCATTTATGATGAAGGAAGCCCGAGATCGTCAAATAAAGTCACAAAAAGTTGATAGACTGAACGAAATGCTAAACAAACTAAACGGCGGATAAAATGAATAAAAATGATCTAAAAGATCTAATGAAGCCCATTATAAAAGAATGTATGCGCGAAGTCCTATTAGAAGAGGGGCTACTTCGTGCGCAGCCTGCGCAAGCGTCAGCAGTAAAAAAGTTCCAAGAACAAGTTGTTCGTCCTTCCTTAAATGAAAGCAAAAAAACCCCAACGCAAATAAACGAGGCTCGCAAGAAAATAGAAGAAGAAGTAAAGAATTCCCGCTTCCTTCCAAAGAAGTTTGATCCGTTTGCAGGTAGTACTCCAATCGTATTAGAAGAAAGCGAAGTAAAAGCACAAAACCCAGGCGTAGATATCAGTAATCTCGTTGGAAATAGTTTGAATATTTTAAATGCCATAAGCGGCAAGAAAGGTTAGTTATGCCAGTCAAGTCCCCAGCACATGTTACAGTTGCACTACCACCAGGAGTTCGTCCAAGCGACGAAATGAGCGAAGTTCTTATTCGCAAGTTCCTAAAGGCGTGCAAGAAAGAAGATCTACAAAAGAATGTATTAGACAAAAGCGCTGATGTTCGCCGCTTTGACCGCCCAGCCAACGTTGAGCGGTTACGCAAGCGGACAGCAAAAGAGCGGGCAATACGCGAATACGCAAAGCGTAATGACCCAAATACAAATGATAAAGCCCCAAAAAAGCGTAAAGAGAAACGAGGGGAGGTGAAAGATGGGCGATAATTTTAAATATCAGGCAGGGTTACATAACGTAGGCAGTTATCAAGTAAGCGCCGTGCCGTTTGTTACGGGCGCACTAACTGCTCCTATTAGCAGTTCGGCTGATGCACTTGCTGTATCTTTCCCAACTGTAACAAAATATTTTGAAGTATATAACTCTGGCTCAACAGAAATCCGCATTGGTTATTCAAACGCAGGCGCAAAGGGTAGTAATTATTATCCCCTAAAAGCAGGTTCCCAGATACGTTTTGATATAAAATGTGACAAAGTATATATTATCTCAGCAAATGGCAGCGCAAATAGCGGCGTTTACATAAACGCTGGTCTAACCGGTATTACACTTGATTATAGTT